TTTTCTGCCCCCAAGCAGATCCTAATTGTTGACTTTGTAAACTCCAAGCATCTTCTAGCTGTCCTATATCAGTAGCAGCAGCTCTACCTAATCTTTCTTCTTTAGATGTATCATATGGATCAAAATATCTTAACCATGTATTTTGAAGTGTACTCCCTGCAAGCTCTTGCCCAAAATCAAGAGACTGTACAGTCCCTTTAAAATCTCCTGGTGATGCAGCTCCAGTATCTAAGCCAGCAGTCTCTGGATTAAATATCCATTGACCACTTGCATCTTGTTCCCATCCAGGCCCTCTATCTATAGACATAATTATATATCCTTTATAAAGTTAAGAAAGAAAAGATGTATCAACATCTTGCATTACAGGTTCTATATATCTAGTCGCATCTCCAGTAGGGGTCCATCCTTTAAATGTTCTCCCCATCCACTCATCCCAAACACTTGAACCCCCTGGTCCTTTTCCAAATATTCCTGCTCCACGACCTGCACTTTTCCCTCCATATTGAGTAAAAGAAAAATTACCTGGGTCCTTAATACTTCCTCCTCCTAAAGCAAATGCTGTTAAAGCATCAACTCCTATATCAGTCAAGTCTCGCCATTTCTCTCCCCTATCTGCTTCATCAAGTATTCTCTGTGCATCTGCATAATCATATGCTTCACTTACACCAAATTTACCTACATCCATATCTATATCATAGTCTTCAGCCTGCTTACCACCAACTGTCCCTATATCACCAGCAAATTTACCAAGTCCACTACCTATTACGAAACCTGCAGGTCCAAATAAACTTCCAATAGCCTTCCCAAACGTACTCCATGCTGATTTTCTTTCAGCCTGGACTCTTCTTGCGCCTTCAGCGTCTCTAACCTGTTTATCATATATACGTCTTTCTCCTGCTTGCTCTTTACCAAAGTCAGCTAATAATCTTGATTTACCTGCTCCGCCTCTAGTATCTAATTGAGTATTTAAAACCTGTGTCATGCTATTACCTTTATTTATTCATTTTAACTTATAAAATCTGTTCCAAAATACATAATACTTTCGTGTACACTGTTAATCCAAATGGTATTTAACTGTTGCATTTATACTATAATATGAATTTGTTCCATTTTTATGTATCATAAATAATACTGCACTATTGGAATCTACTTTACTACTTTGTATTGTCAATGTTTGATAATCTGCTTGTTCATATCCATCATGAGTTATATTCCCACCATCTGCCAATACTGATCCACTTGATAGATTGCCACAAGTAGAGCCATCAGCAGTTACTATATCATAAGTCATTAAATGGAATTTAATTATATCTCCTGTAGCATCATTACCTGCCGCCCACACATAGACTGCATCTATTGTAATATTATCTACAACATACCATATAACTCCTAACAGGTCATCTGCTGTTGTGCTTATAGTTAATGAGGATGCAGGGTCAGTTCCTGTTCCAAATGTAACTTCTGCATTAGAACCAAATAAATTTCCAAATGGAACTGCTGTATGAGTATTAGCTGATGTTGGGAGTGCATCTGTTGAGGTTGTCCCAAAATGTGCATAATGTGTAGTTGCTATGTTCGATGGAGTAGCTATATCAATCCATCTATCTTTATCTTTAACATGTAATCTACCATTTACCATCATCTGGTCACCATTGACCCCCTCACTATTAAGAGGAAGAGATATAGCAGATTTAATTCTACTTCCTTTTAAATGAGATAATCTTCTTACTTCTCTATCCATTACTTAATACTCTTCATTCTATATACAAATGTTATATCATTAATCTCAAATGAAGTATGTGATGTTCCAGCTATCTTTAATTGTATAGACTTACAATTATTAGCATCACTGCCAAATGTAAACTCAGCCCTTGTCCATGCATTACTAGTATTGGCAAATGCAGTAACTGCTGTTGTAGCTGTAGCAGGAGTAGAGTCTCCATCTACACCATAAGTAGTAGTTGGTAATGTACCAGAATTAGATCTATAAGTAATATATGCTTTATATACCTTCTTGCGCACTGCAGGTTCACCAAAATCAATATCCTTAGTTATAATAACAATTGAAGGATTTGCTGTTGGTGTATCTGTCCACTTATCTAATGTTTCACCACCATCATCAAATATTAAAAGAGACCCATCTACAGGGTCATTAATAAAGTTAGAACCTGAATCTCCATCACTAATCATACTTGATGAAAATGTCCAGCTTTTAGTAACCATATCATATACATAAGCATCATCAAGAACATTGGCATCGTTAGTACCGTTAAGAACAATTAATTGACGTTTAAAAGGATTGAAACCTATACGATGATAATTCTCAGCACTAATAAAGGTAGACCATGTTGACCTATTGATCTTACGCATACCTCTATCTTCAAGTAAATCTATAACTTGTTTACCATCATACATATAACATCCATTTTGATTTACCCATGCACATCCATAATCTGTCCTGCATGCAGCACCTGGATTGGTAATACCTTTAAATTTATACTCTGCTTCAAGAAACTCAACATCACCAGATACATTTAGAATATATAATGTATTCTTTTTGAACTCTAATATTCTATCTGCATACTCAAGCAATAATACAATTTCATCTCCATCTTCAACAATAATATCTAGAGCACCTAATTTAGGAAACTTATCAAATTCACCCACTGGTGATTTAAGTATTCTATCTCCATGAATTTCACCATCCTGCTCAACATTACCTATATATGCTCTTCTATTTGCTACCACTGCAGTCTTAAAGGAATCTACTTTAATCACCTCTTCCTTATTATGCCCAGCCAAATCATCATATAAAAATATTTTAGGAGGATGAGACCATACATTAGATGTGTCTAAATCTACTTTAACATGTTCACTATAGTCAGAATTATCATGATCTTTCCAAGGAGAATATCCTAACGATCCTCCTCCCCCACCATCAATACCTATTGCCCTAACCCCCTCATCAAACTTAGCATCAAACAACATCCATAAATTTGTATATCCATCTTCATTAGATGCCCAATATATACGGTTACCACTAATACGTTGATTACCAGAATCTACAGTCCCCACAGCAGCTGCCCCAAAATTTAATAGACCATTTGTATTGCCTACTATTTTAAATACAGGCATAAAATATACAGCAATATTTTTAGCTGCAGTAGCACTATCCTCAGCTCTAAATGCTAATTCAGTAGTAATTGTTTTGCCATTATAAGATTGATCACCACCACTATCAATTTGTTCAGTATCCCACATGCGAAGTAATTGAGGAAGACTTTCCTGTTTATGATCATCATACATAGTAGTAATGAAAAACTTATATCTAGTAGTAGTTTCTGGCATCCAAGTACCAGTGCCATTCCCAGTGCTAGATTCTGCAAATTCTAAAGCAACTCCCCATTCATGATCTGATGTGCCTGTAGATGAAACCCCATTATAATCAGTATCAAAAGTAGTAGTGCTAGCATCTTTATCAAAACTATAATGCTGTTCACCAGAAGCAGCATAACTAACATTAATCATAAGTGCATTCTTACATACTGTAGTATTACTATATGTAAATGTAGGAAAAGCTCCTGCTACATTAGCATTTGTAGTATACCAAGCTTCAGGTATCGTTACTGGATTATTTCCATCTAAAGCTTGAGGTACATATTCATTAGATTGTATAAATCCTCTCCATTTAGGAGCAGTTCCTCCTCCATGATCAGCATCGCCTATTCTAAGAGCTCCATCTACATAATACATAGTAGGGCCAGCAGACCCTATAGTACATGCTATATTACCTGTCTCTCCATCAGCTCCTATACCATTTATAGTATCACCATTCTCTACAAGATAGTATGCTTGCCCAGGTGTTGCTACAGTCCCATCAAGAAATCCATCATGGTCAGTAGAGATTGAAAATAATCCATTACCCTGACCAGTAAGTGTACCTGTTAAAGTTAAATCAGTACCATGATTTTGGGTAGTCTTAATATCACCAAGTACTACTATCTTACCTACTTCATCAACTGCAACATTCTGTAAATCAGCAAATTGACTATCTGCTATGTCTCTTGGGTCAGCATCATTGTTTATGCCTCCATGAAAACTTAATAATTTATGCGTTCTTTTGGGCATATATGTAGACTACTCTTACATTAGGTATAGATGCAGTAGATATCCACTTATACTTGATTCTCACTTTCATTAAAAGATCTTC